TATCATCATAATCTTCAAGTTTAACTAGATCATGAATACCGTGAAGCGAATCCATTACAGAAGCAACAAACGCTTTACTCCCTAGAGGTGAAGACTTTGGACGAGGAGCAGATTGATCGTACTTCGGCCACTTGTCTTCCATTTCTTTTACGATCTTGAAGTCGTGACCCTTTTCTGGATCTGTAATGTCTCCAAAGTCCTCATCTAGCATAGCGCCGATAATTTTCTTAAACAAGATTACCCCGACGGAAAGAATTTTAACGTCTTCAGTTTCTCGATCTACAATGTTCATGTAGTATCGAGCCCGAGGCTTAATTTGGCGTGCTAGATCCTCATCTTCTTTACGACCCGTTTTCCATAGTGCGTAGTAAAGATCGCAAAGAGGGCAATGTTCTCCATGAACTTTACGGCAATGCATATTCTTTATATTACCGTCAGGCTGAGGAACCCTGTGGATTTTGGTCTCAGCAAAAAATTCATTCTCATCATCCTTCCAAGGAAGAATTCTTACTGCGCTAGACCCTTCTGGGATCTGATAGAAGTTATTTAAGAAATCAGCGTTAGAGTTGTTGCTTGCTGAGTTATTGCTAAGTTGTTCGTGTTTACGACGTAGTGCGTCTAGATCAATAGCCATTGTAGTAGTCCTTTTGTTAGTGGTTAGTGTATGATAGTATGTTATTTGTAAAGTTTAGTTTCTTCTCGTTTATTTGCGCTACATTGTTGTAGCATATCCTTCCGTTGCTCAATGGCCTTTACTAATCCTTTGAGCAGACCGTAACGGAAAGAAATATCGTCCATAGTTTCTCTTTGAGAAATATAGTCAGGGTGGCAGAAAACAAAATCATCTACAGCCTTAGCTGTAGCTTTAGCAGTTGTTCTTCTATATTGTTGACTAAGTTCTGCTGATACCCTATCAAGCTCTCTAGTTGCTTTATCCAGCTCTCTCTTACCAATCATAAGTAGAGCATGGTATTGTGCATAGTTGGAAGCTTGTTTAGTCATTTCTTCTTCGATATTATTATCATCGAAGGCTACAGCTCGTCTCTGTAGCTCATAATACTCTCCGATTGTCAAATTTTCAAATATTTCTTCTAGTTCTTTCATGCGTTATAATAGTTACTGTGGTTTTTTTCTATAAATTTTTGTTATAAGTTTTTTATCTATCTTTATATCCTTATGGCTTGGATATTCTTTATTAACAGTTTTTGGTTGTATAAAAGTATCTTTAAATAATTTATCATATTCTGATTTTTTTAGTAATTTATAACCCCCAGCACCAAAAGAAACATAATCTCCAGGTTCACCGCGTATAGAATATTGATTTGGTAAAAACAAAGGTTCAACTAGTCCAAATTTAGTTTTAATTTGATAATAATCAGACCCTTTATATGTAAAAGCATATTGAGATGGGTTTATATAAATCCATTTTCCATTTACAAAAGTAGAAACTTTAGTAGTATTTACTTTTTTTGTTTTTACTATATTTTCACTCTTAGGATTGTTCATTCAAAACCTCAAATAATTCTGGATTAAGGGTCATTAAAAGAAGGAATGCTCTAGAAATCAATGTTGTAATTTCTTCGTTGCTTTTACTAGGAACTATACCTGTTTCCTCATCACCGCCTAAACTACAAATCTCTAAAGCTAGGTGTGTCAATTCATGGAATAATGTTTCTCTGGCCGTTTCATGGGCCATCGTTTTCTCTAGGGAGATTACTCCCTCATCAAAATCACACGTTCCATAACATTTTACACCAGAATCTTTAAGACCCTTCTTTATATTTAGTTGATAAGTCCTATAACCAGCATTTACAGTAGTTATATTTTTTTCAACTAAAATGTCCAGAATATTTTTAGTCTTCTGCATGAGTGAATTCGTCCGATTCGGACATCCTCAAAACATTATAGTCCACTTTCATCGGGACTGAGAATCTTGGACGACCATTTCTGGATTTCATAACATAGCACCTCATTTGCCCAGAATCAAACTCCTCCTCCGTTTGATTCAAAGAAATGGCAAAATCACAGGTTCTAATTTTACCGTAAGAATCTCCAAGTTCGGCGTCAGTAATTACCTTTACAGCGCGGCCTTGACGGTTTGTTTGGGTGGCGGTCCAGACTAGGAAGTTGAACTCCATGGCTAAACCTCGCATTTCCTCAGCAATTCTTTGCTGTGCTTGGTATTCGTGCTGAATGTCTCTGACGGGGCGCATAAGCTCAAGATAGTCCACAATCAATAAATCTGGCTCAAATTCGTCGTAGTTTTTTAGTTGAACCAAAAGGTTTCTCAGCGTATTGATTGATGCTTGCCCCGTAGGGAATTCTTTAATTACAAGCTTACTGTTTGGAAATTCTTTTTGGAAAAGACTCAACCTCTCACTTACAGTTAGTTGGTTGGTTGGATCTTTTAGCTTGAACTGAGGAATGAGTGTCATGATTGAATCAAATCTTTGTGCAATCTTATCCTCGCTCATTTCAAGTGATATATACAAAACCTTCCTGCCTTCGATTAGAGAATGCACACCTTGATTTACAAGGTATAACGATTTTCCTACTCCTGGAGGGGCAACAACCATGGCAAGTTCTTTAGACCCCAAACCACCTTCAAGAGATTTATTCAAAGAAGGTAGGATGGTTTTGTACTTGTTCTCGTTTTTCTTCTGGAAGGTCCTCTCCCAGCGATCCTTAATAGATGTGAAATAATCTTGGCCCGTATCAACATCTCTATTAACTAGTAGAGCTTTCTTAACAAGAGCCTCTACCTCCTCAATACGATCATCCTTGATTAGAGAAATGCTTTCTGCTATGGCTGATTTCATAGCTTCCTTCTTAGCAAAGCTCTCAACAATATCAAGAAGATAATCCCCATTACCTATTGTAGAAGTATCAAGATTATTGATGTACGTCAACTCATCATCATAATCCGAAACATTCTCTTTAGATGTTATTACTGATTTAACATCCTGTACAATAAACTCATCGTTAGGAAGTTTTCCGTACTTCTCGTAGTGCTCCCTAACAACCTTAAATATATTTGAGTGAGAAGGAAACTCAAAATATTCAGGTTTAATCAGGTTTACAATTTGTAGATAGAAATCTTTATCAGATTTCAGGAGGTACAAAATACCTCTCTGAATGTTTTCAGAAAAATCGTATGCCATTGTTATTGTTGTTTTTGGGGTTTAGCAATATCAAGCTGAGTGCTACCTACATCTTTGTACCCAAGCTTGTTTGCATTATCATAGGCTTGTTCAGTTAGTTTTTTAGCTCTTTCTTGTTTTTCTGAAGCCTCTTTCTGAGAAAGTTTACGAACTTTCCCATCTCTAGCTAGTTTAGCATAATCAATACTAACAGACTTGTACCTAGCCGCCTCATCATTTAAACGCTCTTTAGTATCATCAATACTTCTGTTTAAGAACCTATCAGCAGCAGTTTTATCAAAACCTTTTTCAGAGTGTTTTTTATACCTAGCACGAACTGTATGGTAGTCCCTATCGTCTCCGAAGGATAAGCCTACATTCTGTGACTGCCAGTTCTTCTCACACAGTTTTTTGCATTCTGGGCATTTAGTTCTAGAAGGTGCTTTACCTACAGAATAATCTTTTTCCCAAAATACCTTGCAATCATGACATATCCATTCAAAAGTCGGCATATAACTTAAAGCTCCCTTTATTGTACATCAACTCGAAGTCTTTGAATGATTTATGTCTTATTTCTTTTTCGTAAGGTGTGAAATAAGAAACAAGACCATCGGTGACGGAAATAATAGCATATAAATGATTAGTTCTACTATTGTACCAAATAGTTCCTGGTTTAAAAAATTCCATTATTCTTCCCAAGTAGTATCCCCCTCCATAGGAAGGGGATCTCTATACTCGTCACTCTCCGCAGGAGCCTCCTTGAAGAGAACAAGCTTCATTTGTTTGTGTTGCTGTTTCTCTTTTGCTTGAGTTATCCTCTTCATTAATCGCCTGACCCATAAATCTCTCAATGTTCTCCTCCGTCAATGAAATAGCTTGTAAAGGTTCGTTCCCTTTAGAGCCCGCACGATAAACTGTGAGACCTTTGAGATAGGGCGCATAATCCAAAGCAGCTTGTGAGAACTCTTCTGGGGTTGATGTTGCTGGTAAGTTAATTGTTTTAGATATACAGGAGTCGATAAACCGTTGTACCGTAGCCTGTACCTTAATGTGGTCCTCCGGGGCAATGTCGTATGCTCCCACGAAGGATTCCAGTGATTTCTTTTTATCATAATACTCTTGGAAAAGTGGATCTACAACAAGTTGCTCCTTCCAAATGTTGTTGCTTCTCCAACGTCGATTGTACATCGCCGCAAAGATAGGCTCGATTCCACTAGAAACCCCATGAAGCATTGATATAGTTCCGCATGGAGGAATTGTAAGCATAACTGCGTTTCTAATGCCGTGTCGTTTAATAAGCATTCTAATTCTCGCAGGTAGCGTTTTTGCAAATTCTTCGTTAAGATATTTCTTAGCATCAAACTCAGGGAAAGGAGACTTATCTCTCGCTAAGTATATAGACTGCTTATACGCCTCGTCACGAATTGTACTGAATAATCTTTCCAAAAACTCTAAGCACTTTTCAGATCCATAGACAATATTTAGCTTAATAAGCATATAGTGAAGACCTGTTACACCAAGACCGACTCGTCTTGACCTCTGCCCCACCAAGCGACAATCTTCAGTAGGGAAAGTATTTACAGTTAGTACGTTATCTAAGAAACGAATACCTGTTCTTACTGTTCTAGCTAATCGTTTCCAATCAACGTCAGATCCATCATCTAAAACCATGTTAGAGAGGTTAATGTTACCCAAACAGCAGTTACCGTAGCTGGGTAAGGAAATCTCACCACATGGGTTTGTTGAATCAAGACGTTCAAAATAAGATACGTTAGTGTATTTATTTGCTAGATCAATGTTGTAAATACCAGGATCTCCAGACTCTACAGAGTTCTTCCAAATAAGATCCCATATTTCTCTAGCCTTAATATCCCTCTGACCGATCATTTCAAAAGTATCAGTCCATTTTACCTTGTAGAAATTTTCTGCTCTTGTTAGGGCGTCTTCTTCATCAGTACCTAGTACTTGAACAAGCTCCTCTCCGTTACGAGATAAATCGTATGAGTGGTATTCTTTGTTGTTGAAAGTGAAATACCAAGGCTCATCCAATTCTACTGCTTCTAAGAAGCGGTTGGTGATTGCTACAGATATGTTGAAATTATTTAATTGACCTTGATCAAGTTTGACATGCAAAAACTCAAGCAAATCAGGATGAGTAACATTAAGAATGCCCATAAGAGCCGTGCGCCTATTCTTTCCCGCTCGTACATGTTCTCCTACTTCATTAATCATTTTTAGTACAGAAACTGCACCTGGGGCTGAATTCTTAACGCTACCGATATGATCGCCTTTTGGACGGATCTTAGAAACATTAAAACCAATGCCACCACCAGCACAAGAAATTCTATACATATCTTGTACTGTTTTTCCAATAGAATCTACAGTGTCTTCTGGAATAATAACATAGCAGTTCAAAAGATTATGACGACCTCTGTTTCTACCAGAACCAAAAATAATTCTTCCACCAGGAATGAAATCTCCAGATGAGATGGACTCGTAAAAATAACGCTCTACTTTTTCCTTATCCTCATCGACCTCAGCAGAAGCCATTGTTTTTGCAATAACTTTAGCTCTATCAGCCCATTTAGTTTCGCCAGGATAGGCGTATCGAGATTCAAAAATTTCTTGTCCTAGTGGTGTCAAATTTGCTTGTGCCATAATCAATGATCCTTTACTGTTGTGATTCCGTCTACCTTCATTATAGACAGTACTTTATTGTTATCAATTAAAGATTTAAGATAATTATTATGTGTAATTACGAATAAAGTCTTGTTTTTCTTTAATTCTTGTAGAAGTATATAGAGACCATACAAACCATCTTGATCTAAATATTCAGCAACTTCATCTAAAAATAATAAATTTACTTCTGTCTTGCTAGTCATGGTTAACAACGACTGGAGACCTAAAGTTACAGATAGATCAATCTTCTTTTTTTCTCCACCAGACATTGACATGTAATTAACTTCACGACCGTAGTGAGTTATTGTCTCTGTAAGATCCTCGTTAAACTCAATAGTAAACTTACCTCTGGATAAATGCGATAAGTAAAAGTTTGTTTTATCATTAAAATATTTTATGATATTTCTTATCAAGAATCTTACTAACCCAGACTCCGAAAAAGCCTTTTCCCAGAACCGCATAATATCATAATGCTTAGATGCTTCTTTTTGTTTTTGATAAGCAGCATCCATCTTATCAACATTCGACTCTCGAATAAGCTCAAGCGTATCCTCTTCTTTCTTTAGATTCTGAAAATGCATAAGCTTTTTGTAATCAGCAGAGGTTACTTTAGGAGTCTTGATTAGTTTTTTTATTTTACTAAGCTTGTCTTTTTCTTGCTTGATTTTATCGAGTATTTCGTCCTTAGTTAAGGCCAACTTGTCTAAGTGTTCTTGTACGTTATCAAGAGGTTTACCACATTCTGTACAAGAATTCTTTGGATTTTTTATGCTATTTTCTACAGAATTCAGCTTTTTAGTCAAAGATCTAATAGAATACTCTATATTTTCTTTTTTATCTTTTAGAGTATAGTATTCTCGTTCCTCTTTAACTATCTCATCGAAAGGTGTTTGTAGAACCTCTTCTTCAAACTCTTCAGTTAGTTCTTTTTTTAACTTCTCAAGGTTTTCTAGTTTATCATCAATTTCAGAAATACTTTTGTCGTATTCTTGAATAATTGCATCTTGCTTTTTTATTTCCTGATTATATTCAGATTTCAAAAACTTTACTGATTCTCTGTATTCAAAAAGCTGACCTTGATCTAAGAAGTTTTTAATAATTAATCTTTTGTCCTCTGGACTGGCTCCAACAAACTGTACATTATTCTCTTGTCCAAACACCGTAGACGCCAAGAATATTTTATAATTAGTTTGTAAATAGTCTTCTATGAACTTTTGGGTGGTCAACACATTCTTCTGTGTTTTGTCTTCACCGTTAACATAAACAAAAAGATTAGTAGGCTTTTTACATCTTTCTATTACAATATCATCAACTTCAATGCGAACACAGCAGTTCTTAGGGTTTTGGTTATTTAAAATCGCAGCCTCGTTTGATTTTCTAATAGTCTTACCAAACAAACCCCAAACAACAGCTTCTATAATTGCACTTTTACCAGCACCGTTGCTGTCTCCAGTATCTTTATTATGCCCTTCTATCTGGACCAGCCCATCAAA